TTCTCTTTCAAAATGTGAGAATTCTTTTTCTTCTTCAAATTAAGAAGTCCTTCTTCACCTCTATAGATATCTTTGACTTTGTGGAGTCTAATACCATAGGCTTCAAGTAATTCAGAGAAGTCCTCAATGTCATGTCTAAGTAGTTTGCGATACTGGTGACGATTCTTTTTGTCAAATCCTCCTACTGGTATGTGAAGCAATTCATGCAGCATCACGAATAGTTTGTAAGACTTTGGTTTGATGTCAAAACGAGTGGACCAAATTTGGATCACGAAATCATAATCTGGCAGAGCCATTGCCCAAGGATGAGCATTCTTTCTGATCTGAGCAATGAAGCTGCTATTTGGATTCTCAAATCCTACCAAGAGAATGCGCTTGGTCCGTATGTGTCCCAGCACTGTGGGAAAGAGTTTCTTGATCCTCTTAACTAGAGGACGATAATCCTCACGTACTCTCCAAACCTTTGCTCTCCTTGCCACTAATCCTCCTCAAATAGTTTGAGTTGACGTTCAAATTTCTTACTTTCAATTTTCTTCCTACGTGGAAAACGAACGATCCCTTCTCTTCTGACTCCTCTTGGAAACCTCATAGGTTCCAATTCTCCCTTCAGAATCTTAGCTTTCCGTATGAGACGGAGTTCCTTGACGATCAAGCGGAAGCGTCTTGGAGCTTCAGGATCACTATTCCAGGCTTCCGGCTTCATTACAGGACCCATTCTATCGATCATCCTATTCTGGATCCTTATGATCTTGACATACAACAGATCTGCTTTCTTAAGCAATCTCTTTGCCTTTTCAGGATTGAGATAGGCTTTCATTTTTCCTCCACTGTATCCAGATCTTCGAATGGTCTTACCCACCGAGCGAAGTCTTTCAACAGAGTCTTGAATTTTTGCTCTTCGAAAGTTTCTCGTAGAGTCACCCGATCTACAGTCCTCCTACGAGCCATACGCTTTTCAAGCATCTTAGATATCTTTGGGTAGTTTTCTCCTTTCTGTGGAAGAGTCAAATCCATTAGAAGGAAATTCCTCTTCACACTTTCTCTTACTCCATCTGAATACAACAAAGCGTAGCGATTTCCTTTCCTAGAAACTCTCTTCTCGACCTTTGGTAGAAACAGTTCCTCTATAGAGCCATACTTTTCAATTAGCTCCTTCGCTGTCTCTTCACCAAAGCCTCTAGCCACACCAGGAATACCATCCCCAGAATCACCAGTCAGGACTCTAAACTCCAGCCACTGACGAGGCGACATTCCTGTTAACTTCCGGAAGTTTTCTTCCGTATAGAGATCGTACTTGATTGGAGACCATACTGACACGTTTTTCCTTACCAGATGAAACATGTCACGATCAGACGATACAATAATCTTTTCACCAGATAGATCATGACAAGTTATTGCTACTAGATCATCAGCCTCTGTGTTTGGAAATGACAAATGGACCACATTGATGCTTGGTAAGATTTGCTTAATGACTTTAAGCTGCTGAGTAAGAGAGCTCTCCTCATCTGGATCGTGATGCCGGCCATGTTTGTAGCCAGGGTAGATCTTCACCCTTGCTTCTGGAAATCCAGAATCGAAACATACCACCGCGGCATCAGGTTCAAATTGAGCAAGCGCAGCACGCAGAAGCCTCATAAAGCCAAATACGACTTGCACTGGCTTGCCAGAGACTGATAGCTCTGGAAGTCTTTTCTGAAGTCTCCACAGAGCATTATGGCCATCAAAGACTAGAGTTTTCATCGTACGAGAAAACCTCTTCTCCTTGAGTAATTCTGATGGTCTTTAGAACCATTCTCAAATGTTAATGAGAAGTGGCCATCATCATCCATCAACACTAGCTCTGGATAATACAAGCCCTTCTCAGCTTTTCTCTCCAAAGCCCTTGCTTCGTGGTAGGCTATCGCCATTCTCATGTGGTGTATGATATTAACATTGCTATCCCAAGGAATACAGTTGTCACAATGCATTGTACGATCAATTAGTGCTCTCAGCATTTCCTGAGTCTGAGTTCCCTGATGCTCAGTTCCTTTCTCTCTGTTCACAAAGTGAATGACTTCATCCTCATTAGAATTCTTATCCAGAGTGTGTAGTTGATAGACATGCCCAGGCTCTTTGATTTTCATTCCTGTTCCTCCTTGATAACTGTTGATTGTCGTAGCAGACGATCAATCTTAATCTGTTTCCTCACGTAAAACTTTGCGAATGTCTTTTTCGTTATGCTGTACTTCCCAAATTTGTAAGCAGTTCCATTCCGCCTGAAGATCCCTCGGTCAATACCATAATCCCACACCGACCGAACCGAGTCTATTCCTCGGCTGTAGAAGACTGAGAGCATGCATTCCCTGTGAGGAGGAGCTACTTTGTTCTTGTAAACGTGCACGATACATTGAAATCCTATATCCTCATCCTCAGAGTTTTTGATAGTCTTGGTCTTTCTAACTCGAAGGCGAACCCAGGCGTAGAATTTGAGAGCTTTCCCTCCAAACGTAGATTCCTTGCTTCCCCATTTCACAGCCAGATTGGTTCTAGTCTGGTTAACACATATCAAGCAGACCATGTTCTCAAAGAGGAACCGTACCATCCTCCGGAATAGCTTAGATATCTGAGCAGCAGCGTGACCCATGTCGCTGGCATCCAAGCCAGCCTTGTGCGCCAGTTCCGTTCTGGTCGGAGTAGCAGCTACAGTGTCCCACCCGATAACGATCGGTGTCAGTTTGTCTCTATTACGAATTTTCCCGACAATGGATTTGATCTGGTCAAAGACGTCTTCTATCGTTTCCGCGTCTCCAATGATAAGCTGGTCTTCGTCTAGACCAAGAGTAGTCACCCTCTTATAGTCGAGGGAATATTCCTGCGCAAATATGATTGTGTAGAACCCTCGCTTTTGGGACTCAGCCAATGTCTTCTCTAGCACAGCTGTCTTCCCACAATCTTCTTGGCCGAATATCTCAATAATGCCAGGAGGGAACCCCATCCCGAAGCACACTACACAGTCTAGCGGTAGAACTCCCGTCGGGATGTATTGTCTGGGAGTGGAAAACACAGAGTTTCCCAGAGTACTTAACTTTCTCTTGCCCTTATATTCCTTGTTAATCCTTTGGATGACTCTTCTGATCAGTTTTACACTGGCTCCGGACGCATGGCCGTTCTTAAGTCTCGGGAACCTTAATGGCACTTTCTCCTCCCTCAGGTTTGTTGAATTTCGCATACAGCTTATCCAGAAAGTACAGATCCATCAGGGTGAAATCGTTGTCCCTGAGATGCTCACAAGCATTAGTAAATGCTTCTAGATCTTGTTCAGTCATGATGGGCGTCATCCCTCTAAGGAAATCTATCTTAAACGAGACTTCGCCCATCATGGTCATGATTATTCCTCCAGATCCGTTTCGTCCTCTGCCCCACGTGCTCCAGTGTCCGCATCGCTTTCTGAGCGGGTTAATTTCTCCTGACGATCAGCTTCCTCTTGTTCCTGCTCAACTACATCCGGACCCGAGACCGTGGCACCTGAACTCCGTGTTGCAGTCTTCGCAGCTACGGAGGCTTTTGGGGTCGGCCTACGACGAGGTGGTTTGGCTTTCACCTTAATCCTCGTCTTCGTCTTCTTCATCTTCGTCATCGTCATCTTCCTCCTCTCGACGCTTTTTCTTCTTGTAGTGCTTTTTCATCTTTTTGTACTGGCTGTCGAGATCATCGTCACCATCGTCTTCCTCGTCTTCCTCATCTTCATCGTCTTCTTCATCTTCTTCCTCGTCACGACGGTGCTTTTTCTTTTTGGGACGATCATCATCTTCGTCAACGTCGTCGGCATCCTCATCTTCATCCTCTTCCTCATCCCGACGCGCTAACAATTTGGCCTTCTTCTCCATCTTACGAAGGAAGGAACTGAGCTCTTCGTCGCTACTTCCGTGGACTACTTTGTCTAGATTGACCAATGTCCCAAGGAGTTCCTCCCTCTTCTCTTCATCCTTGGAAATCGGTGATGACTTGTCCATGACGCGAAACACATAACTCGTATCATCGCGCCCAGAACCCTCTCTCCGCAGCTTGATAAGACGACCATATTTCGGGTGGGTCACTCCAAGAATAGACTTCTCCCGATAATCATCATCTGAGAAGATGTCCACCAATGCCATATGCCACTTGTACGACCCACGCCAGATATGGAATTTGTTATCGCGATATCGTCTTACGATTAGCTTCCCATGACGCTTCTTGACCCTCGCGATCAACACATTCCATAGACCCTCACTGCGCTGATTGATCAGGCTCCAGAGTTTCTTCCCCCTCTTAGACCTATCAGTCTTGAGCTCAACCAGACGACGACAGACTTTGCATTTCCGCTGCTTCCCTGTTTCTGGGTCTATGTCATTCTTGGCACAGTAGACCTTGTTCTTCCATCCACCATGGAAAAGAATGTCCTTCCAGACTTCCCCTTTCTTTTTCCATGGCGGACCGATGCGGAGATAATACGTTCCCTCCTTGAAGCTTACCCAGGGTTTTTTCTTCCCCCGTTTCCGCTTCTTCTTTTTCATGTACTCCCGTACTTCTTTTGCCGTTTTCACTCTTCGTCTCCCCCTTCCTCCTCAGATTTCTTCTCTGCCCTAAGATTGGCGTTCAGAGCCATCAATACATCCTTTCGTTGTTCGAATGATCGTACAGCGTGTTTCAAGATCCTCTCAGAATTCTGCCAGATCCGTAGTTCCTTCCGGAGCTCCCTAATCCTTGGGGAGATTGAGACGTAATGCTTGATATCACTGACAGTGTGTTTTCTTCCCATTTCCCGAAATTTCTTGGTCAATTTGATAGCCTTCTTTGCTTCTGCCACTTCCAGTTCAGCAGCAAAGTTAGCTGTCTTATCTACTACTTCAGAATACAACGAGGACCACCAAGCATACAGACCTGGCTGTCTTATGAGAGCTCTGGACAGATTGTTTTTGTCTATCCGTAACTCTTTGAGGAGATCAGACTTCTCAATCTCCTTCGGGTATAGCTGGATTACTACTGGAGCGTGCTTCATACTCCGCCTCTTGTATGGCGTTCTTCATGATCCCAAATCCTAGATCAGATAGAGCTAGTTCGATTTTCTCATGTTCCCCAACAACAGCACCAGACCAGATTTCCAGGATCTCCCCTTTGACGAGCTTCTTGAACTGTCTTGAGTCTAGCAACACTTTATACACTGTAGACATGTTCTCTCCTATTCGTCATCCCAATCATACTCTTCTAGGAAATCCGTATGGACATAGAATTTCCGGTCAGAGCTTGGGGACTTAATTGTCGCTATACCATCAGTTGCTACTTGGAGAATGGTCCCAATCTCTCCCTGATTGTTTCTTGCAGACTGCTTTACTCTGATCTTATCTCCTGCTTCCATTTGACCCTCCTAATTTGAATGAAACTCCGTAGAGCCGAAAAGGTTCATGCTGCTGGAAGTAAACCCATTCCTCTCAAATGCGCTTCACACATAAGCAGGATCTCTCCTGCAGAATGGAAAGATCCACCCAATTTACAAATCAAATCACCTCCTCCTTTCGGAGTCCACTCAGTACGTTCAAAAATATCCTCGGCTGTTTTAATGTGGATACAGACAAAGTAGGCTTTTTGCCTACCATGAATGTCACATTTGATCCAACCCAAGAATCCAGAACCTTTCATCCCATCCTCCTAAGCTGCCACTTTGAATTCCTTTGGTACGATAAATTCACCAGGTCCTTTGACAGCCAACTCTGTACTCTTCCCAAGATGAGGACCAATGAAACAGTCCGTATTCCATGGAACTGTGCAATACCATCCAGTCATCTTTTCAATGAATTTCCGATCGGTCATGTACATATACAACCTCTCAACGACATCTTCCATTTCCTTGTAGTGAGTATCGACATAGGCAGCGTCATGGACTGCAATGATCCCCTTGGACTTCATATGGTACTTACGAAGCCAACTGTTCAATCTATGGAGAGCCACCCACGTTATATCAGACGCGTCACCTTGAATTGGACTGTTGATCCCTTGCCTGATAGCCTCAGCAACCACCGCCTCACTATCAGCATCCACTTCCGGCAAGCGCCTTGGTCTGAAGAAGTGGCTATAGACTATCTTATGATCAATGATGTAATCTTCACGTTCCTGCCTATAGATCAAACAGTCATCATATTTCGCGAAGTACCTACGGATGAATCTTCTGGCCCAACCAATAGACTTCTGGAATTCCTCAGCTAGAGCTTCTGGTCCTCTACCATACAGCAGACCGAAGGAAATTGCAGACTTAGCTAGGAAGCGAAGGTGTTTCCTCTCCTCATCTGGTAGCTTCAGCCAATCCTTTTCACTGATCTCGAACCCTGCCATCGCTCCCATTGCATGAGGGTCTTTTCCTTGGTTGAATTCCTCCATCATGATATCGTCTTGTGCCCTATCACAGAACAGACGCATTTCAATCTGCTTACTATCCTGCTCCAGGATGTAGTACTCTGGACCAGACGATACGAATTGAGAGCGTAGATCTTTGGCTAGATCACCATGCTTCGGAAGGTTTTCATGATTTGGTTCTTTACTAGAAACTCTGCCAGTCAACTGACCATGAGGACTGTAATCAGTATGAGTCCCACCATCGGTCCCCATCCACTCTGCAACCACAGGATCAATGTATTTGTCCTTTGCAGAGACCAGAGAATTCCTCTCTACCATACGTTTCAATACTACACTCTGACGCTGCTGGAGAAGCTTCTCTAATACCTCCTTTTCAACTGACCAGTTTTTCCCTTTCTTAGTTCTCCACAGAGGCTTGTATTTCAGAATGTCAAAGACCAACGTTCTCCTGCTTTCAGGAGAGTTAAGATTGACAATCTTCTTTTCCTTCGGGACATTCTCGAAGAGCTCAATAACTTTATCTTTGACCGATTCTGGTGGGCGTTTGTAGTTCTTTACTCGCTCGTAGATCTTCAGCATGATATCCCGGTCTTTGAGGCTTTGCAGCTTCTTGACTTGGGGATAATCGTGTAGCTCTTCGTCAGCCTTCTCAATCTTCTCAGTAAAGATTTGGTCTAACTCTTTGTTACGATCAGCATCTATTTTCAGTCCATTGATTTCAAGGATGGAAGCAGTCCATACGTGCCACATTTGAGGGAATAGGAACGGTCGTTCCCAGAGACGCTGTGCAACTAGACGTTTCTTTAGCTTCCAGAAGAGCCTCCACGTGGCAATGTTATCGTCCATATTATATGGACCAAGAATAGGCATGGGAATCTTATTTGCATTCCCACCTTCTGCCGAATTACATTCCTTGTGAGATCTTTCGTACTCCCTCTTCTTTAGTTCATAGCCTCCCATCCCAAGACGATATGCCCAATCCTTCAAACCTCTCGGAGCACCTTTGCTCTCGTCAAGGACGTACATCATCTGTCCTGTGTCAGCGTAATACCCACAACGCTTCTTCCCACCTATCCAGATGTCATGTAGGACTGCCTGATAGACGTAATCGTAGTTCCCAAACTGGAGTATGTGACGAATGTCCTCGTTCTCGTTTACCTCTTTCATCACCTCTAGAAATTCTTCTGGTCGGACCTTTACATTGATTCCCCTTCTACTAGCCAATGGAAAACAACAAGCATCGTTATCGCTCCACGCATATCCAGCGCACCCAATCCTAGGTGTTCTAACCTTCGAGAACGCATTCAGAGTGCTGCCTTCAATGTCGTGAGCCAGATATTTCTGGGCCATCAATAGATCGCGCATCTCCTGAAGCGTCTTATGGTCTGTTACCATAATGTGATTACGCTTCTTTTGGAGAGAGGCTTTCTTGTCACCAGTGTTCTTCGCGATCTTAAGAGCTTCCCTGAACTTCCTCAGAGCCGCTGGAGTGTCATTATGCAAGAAATATGAAGGATGAAGAGAGCACACATATTTCCACGGGCCAGCATCAAACACTTCCCCATGTAGCTTCGTGATCCCTGTTCTGTTCAGAATGCTCTTTATAGCTGAGTTCCCAAGAAGGACAACAACTTTTGGTCTTACAGCATGGATTTCACGTAGGATGTGCGGCCGGCAATGATCTATGATGTTTGGATAGAATTTGATGTTGTTATCTGGAGGTCTACATTTCACTACGTTTGAGAACCTACAGTATTTCAGAGGGATTCCAACAGCCTTGATCATCTTTTTCAATAGACGACCGGCTTGCCCTTGGAATGGTTTGTTCAATTCATCTTCTGTAGCACCAGGAGATTCTCCTACGAAGAACCAGATCGGATGCTCAGAACCAGACCCATTCATTATAGGTGAGTCGCACGTCTTGTATGCGCCACATGGCTTACAGAACTCATCCGGTTCTCGGATGACGTTAAGTGTAAGACCCACCTAGATTCTCCTTAACCTGCGTTGTAAGGTTCTGGAAGTCTTTCCCTTTTGTGGACCTGAGATATCAATTCTACTATCTTTTCACGGATTGGCACGAGGTCTTCACCCTTCCTATATTGAACAGACAGTAGAACAATCTCAGTTTCAAGTTCTCCTAGCCCTTGCTCTACACAGAATCTTTCGGCTGTATCTGTAGGCAGAAAGAGTTTCATTTTAGGAAGGAACCAATAGCTTGATTCTAGAGACATCAGTTTGTCTAAATAATGGAGTGCTTTTTCAAGATCTATCAGACCGTGCTTCTTTTTCCAGCGGCAGACGTATTTGGTCATGTTCCCAATGAAGTAGGACAGCCCATAATCTGCTACTAGATCCCAATGCTGATAGCTCTTGTTTGCTCGGTAATGCTCTCCGTCAATTTGCTTGTCGTTAGGATCCGATCTTTCATTTTGATCCATTCTTCCTCCCCAAGTAGAGTTTGAATTTCTTGTAAGATCAGGACCTCTTCCATCATTACATCTGATATCCCTAGCTTCCATCCACCAGGATGGGTCTCCGTACTCCAATCAAATTTCTGGGGAGACAACCAATCTTCCCAGTCTAGTATGAATTTGAGATCTTTGAGAAGCTTTACTAACTGTTCGACGGTTGCAGCATCTTTTGACAAATCTGAGCGACCTCCCCAGGCAACTTACTCTTTGTCATTTCAGAAGTAAAGTCTAGGATCATTTCTACCAAGGGAGAGCCGAGAGTCAGAATCCTCTCTGCTAGATATTGTTTAGACTCCTGGTCCATCAGATTCTCAGTCCCTTCTTTCAGAATCCTGTGAATCCAAAGGACCCAAGAGATTGTTTGGCACCAATATCCATTACCCATGAAGCGAGCTTGCTTCAATGGGAGCCAAGCGATCTTGCTCCACGCTTGATAGATAGTTTCAACGTTCATCCCAAGGAGATCAAAATCCTCCATAGTTACCGTGTCAAAGTTAGGGATGATCAATGCTCCTGGTCCACCCTGAGGCGGCTCATGAGCTTTCTCAAGAAGATTTGCCAACGTCTCTTTGTAAAGATCGAAGTAATAGTGGATGTTCTGAACTACATAAGTGAACGTCCCCATCCTGGCTTCCAGACAGCCAGCAACAAGAGCATGAAGATGAGTATACTGGACTGCGTTATATGGAGTGCCCCAGACCACGTCGTTTGACCTGATAACGACAGTCTGATCTAGAACCCCATCACGAAGCGAATAATAGATGATATTATTGCACGGAATGTCATTCGACTTGATGAGGTTGTCTCTGACTGGATCCCATAGATTGATGACAGCTTGACGACTGTTTGGGTCTTCACGAAGTTTACGAACGACGTGTCGGATTTGATCCAAGTATTCCGGATGCCAAGACTTCCCTTCGTCAGGGCGACCCGGAATCGTGCCAACTGCCGGATAGATCCACTTCCTGATTCTCTTGCCGTATGCGCCATGGAGTTGATCGTTCTCTCCGTCTCTGAAAGTGAACATCCTTTTGTTGTAGTACCCAATCCAATCTGCGCTATCATCACCACTCAATATCCAATATACCTCAGCCATAGCGAAGAATGGATTGAATCTCCTTTTCGGGATGTTCATCCAACAGTATCCAGGCTTCTCATACACTAGTGAAACTGGTTCGGGAAGTTCCAGACATCTGTGTCCACGAACAACAACTTCTCTACCATGACTGGTGATGGTTCTCAGCAAGGCGTAGTAGAAATCTCCCAGACCGTTTCCACGGTAAACCCTCATATCTCCTCCTACTATAATAGAACGCGGAGGAGAAGAAAAGGTTCAGTATCCTTCCAGCTGATGGTATTCCCTGAGATGCTTGTGATGTCCTTCCAGAGAGACTGGGAGAAATTGTATCTGATCTCCTCTGATGCCACGACGAGCTACACAGATTCTACAAGCCACACCACCGTGTCCTTTCAAATCATTTAGATTGATTGGCTCTCTCCAGTGGACCCAAGGAAACTCTTTTTCTAATATCCTCAGGTACTCTCTATGAGTAGCATGAAGTGGACAAGCTTCAGTAGAGCCACCTTCACAAGTACAACGTACAGGAAGCTGTGCTATGCCAATACCATATGGACCTTTCACACTATAATCATCTTCCATCACTCCTCCTTCTCCAATTCTCTAGCTTGACGATCAAACTCTTTGGCTTTGTACGTGTGCTCAGCAGCAGCTTTCTTATCACCAGCTTGTGAGGCAAGACCTGCCATTTCGTACTCCTGATTTGCTTTCCTGATAAGATTTTCTCTTTGATTCATTTCACTCCTTCAGTCGTGGAAATCTGCGAATAGCATCAAATCGTTCCATCATCGAGATGACTTTTCTGTCTGCCCTTCCTTCGGTGACCCCGAAAAGACCAATGTCTTGCCGTCCTTCCAGGAGGCGAACGTAATTCTTAGCCACTGTTTCACGATCGAAGATCTCAAGCTTTCTGAGATTATTTTTAACAATACCACTTCTGAGAGTATGATCTTGCATTGCGTCCCGAATGATTTCGCCAGTACGTTTAGGACTCGAGTCTTCTGGAATGAGAACAACGTTTGTGTTGTCAAAGATTTTGCCATGACCGGCTTCATTGTCCGAAATCCCATATGGCCTAGCAAACGGAATGGACTTAACAAGCATGGCCTCAATGAGAACACGATTGAAGTGTTCCCCCCACTTGTAATGATAAGAGAAATCCACAAGCCCGCCAGATGACTCTTGCAGCTTTTCGATACTTCGTCCAAGCTTGAATCCCACATAATGGAAATTTCCTTCTTGTTCTGCAACTCTAAAGATCGACTTGTTTTTCCAGCCATGGTTTCTCCTATAACTAGAATCTTCTGGCTTCCACCTATAGTTCATCACTTTCCGATGATAGCCTTCCCAGTTCCTACCAGTGTATTCTTCCTCAGTCTTTTCAGCCAGCATGTAAGAGAGTTCTAGACCACCGCCGGCAATGTAGAGATGGATTGGTTTCATGAATGGTGCTGCACGAATTCCGTCATCCATGCGTTTCCACTTTTTGAACCAGGAGGTGACACAGACCTTTTCCCAGTCTTTCTCATAGTCCTCATCTGCTTTGGAAATGTCGAATGGGTTCACCTGACAAGCTATCCTACCAGGAAAGTTTTTCAGTGAATAGTATGCAGCTGGATGAACTCCTGCTAGAGCTAGAAAGCGATGTCTCATTGGAAGGATATGAGGAGACAAACGAAGCCAGTGACAGTCTCTGACAATTCCAATCATTGGCTTCCCATGCTTCAATACTGTCTTCCAATCTTTGTTCCCCTTCATCCCTTTGGCTACATAGGAAGGAATAGATGTAGCTAGGATCACTCCATCATATTCTGAGAGTCTTTCTTTGAGTTCGTTCGCTGCCTTCTTTCCTTTATATGGATGTGCATGCTTAGAATCACCAACAAGATGAGCGCGATCCCCGCTGATCCAGTGGCGAAGTCCGTAACCAGCACCATTGGTCCTTTCGATGCGACCTTCCATACCAGTAATATGCTCACGCCACTCAGCATGAAAAACACGCGGTTCATATCCTGCCTCCTCAAGACCGGCACAGAGATTGATCGTGGATGGTAAGATTCCACCTAGATTGTTGTGTACCTGAAACATCAAGATAGCTATTCTTTTCATTTGAATTCCAGTATCTTCTGACCCCAATCTCGTGGTACGAAATGCATCCTCTGTTTTCCAACTTTGCGTTGCATCTTGTAATACTTTTGGTACTCGCAAAGGGAGTGTTCAATTCCTCTCAATGTTAGAGGGTGGTTGTACTGATGGAATTTCAGATCGTATCCCTTGAACATGGCTTCCTGACGTTTCATCAGCCAACGGATGTCACCTTGATACTCTTCCCTTGTATGATGCCTTGGCCAAATCAGATTTATCCCTCTCATACAACCAGGACCAGGATTGACCCAATCATTCTCTGTGAATGGGATTGCCTTAGCTAATATCAGATCACAGCATACTTCATAGGCGATGAACCGACCTACGCACTTGATCTTGAGAAGAGCTTTGAAAACGTCCTCTAAACCTTTCGCCTCTTGGATGGCTGTGAACACTGGAAGCAATTTCACTTCGTGAAGATCGTCCAGGACTTCCATGTATTTGTCTATCTTAGTCTGGCCAACAGTGTGGGTTGGTAAGGTAAGATGGGCATTGGTGAAGATCTGATCTCCACGCCTCTTCCTCTTCTCCAATTTTTCACGCCACTCGTTGCATTTTGATCCCCACCAGAAGTATGGTAGAAAGCCAACCTCTTCAAATGTCTCCACACGATTGACTAAACGATACATGACTGTCAGCCAGAGAAGGTTAATCCTCTTGTCGTAGAACGGTTTTCTATCTCTGGTTAGCATCTCTCTGACACTCTTCTTAGCAAAGGGAACCACATGTTTCATGTACCAGATCGTCCCATAATCTAATTCACGATAGACGTTGGTGAATTTGTAGCTCTTGAGAAGACGGTCCTTCGTCCAGGGTGGAGGTAGTCTTTTGACAAAGCGACGATACCAAATCCTCTGCCTCTCAGCTACGAACTCCCAGAAGCCCTTCAAGTTCTCTTCTATGAGTTCTACATCAGGCAGCTTTTTCCAGAGCTCTTTGGATCTCATTGACGTTTCCTCATTACCAATTCCAGATTTGTAGCTACATCAGTTAGATCCTGTGCTAGAGTATCTGGATCTCCATTGTATTCTTCATCGACAGCTTTCGTAATCATGACCTTAATCCTAGTATGGATTTCATCAAGAGTTAGACGAGGACCAGATCTCTTTGAAGCACGACAGGGCTTACATCGCCTAGGCCAATGGAAATTCTTCTCTGCAACCAGCTTGAACCAGTCCATGTGCTCTCGCTCTGACATGAACCATTCCTTCTTGCAGCCAATGCAGATCCCCATCGAGACCACACTCTTTGGTGGGATTTCACTAATTGGCATTTTCCCTCCTAACAGTAGTGGGGCAGAGAGCGTTTAGATCCCTCTGCCCCTCCTATTCTGCACCTTGATTGTACAGAATTTATTCGTCGTCGTCAGAATCTGCGGTGAGCTTCTTGAAGGCGATACGCAGAGACTTGGCAACCTTTCCAGCATCGCCGACGTAATTGAACTTCCGATTCCCAGACTTCTTCCAGTTCTTCTTATTGAGTCCGAGTTTCTTCGGTTCCACCTTCGACCGCAGTTGGACAACAAACTTATCCTCCGTGTTGGCTCTTGTGATTCGTACAGTTCTGCGACCATTGACCTTGATGAAGATCTTGGATCCCTTCCCTTGGATCTCCCCATACTTCTTGGCCTTGGAAGCAGACAGAATCTCTTGCACGGCATCAGACAGCCCCTTCGACTTCTTGCTCTTCTTTTCCTTCTTTTCCTTCTTCGATTTCTTCTTCGACTTCTTTTCCTCCCGCTCTTCTCGTTCCTCCGACTTGTGCTTCTTGTCCTTCTTGTGTTTTTTCATCTTCTTTTTCTTTCCTCCTTGCTTTTCTTCGTCTTCCTGACGAGCCCTTTGCACTGCACGACAGTGTTTGAATTCAACGCACTTCTGACACTCCGGGACGTCAGGATCGTTGTACCTACCAAAACAATCCTCAATCCCTGGCGGGATAGTCATGGATGGAGCTTTGGGTTTGTACTTGTCTACATCGATCTGGACGAGGGAGGACGCTTTCGCGTCCCCCTCATCATCATCGTCATCATCGTCTGAGTCCGAGTCATCTTCTTCCTCGTCCTCATCATCGTCCTCGTCTTCATCGTCATCATCCGAGGACTTTTTCTTCTTCTTCTTTTTCTTCTTTTTCTTTCCCTCATCCTCGTCGTCGTCATCGTCATCGGAGTCAGAGTCATCGTCCTCGTCATCGTCGTCGGAATCTTCATCGTCATCGTCGTCATCCGACTTCTTTGACTTTTTCTTCTTTTTCTTTTTCTTAGACGACTTCTCATCATCGTCATCGTCATCATCGTCCGAGTCGGAATCATCGTCATCATCATCCGAATCGGAGTCGTCATCGTCGTCATCGTCCTCGGACGAGTCGTCGTCATCATCGTCGTCGTCATCGTCCTTGGACTTTTTGGATTTCTTCTTTTTCTTCTTCTTTTTCTTCTTGGACTCGGACTCATCATCGTCGTCGTCATCATCTGAGTCGTCGTCGGAATCGTCCCCGTCGTCGTCCTCAGAATCATCGTCGTCGTCTGAGTCGTCGTCCTCGTCGTCTTCGCTAGTTTCCTCCTCTTCGTCGTCGTCCGACCGGGACCGCTTGCCCTTCTTCCGCTTGTTCTTTTTCTTCTTACTGCCCTTCTTCTTGCTCATTACTTCTTTCCCCCTTTAGATTTGCGGTAAGCACTGCGGATTTCCCGTACTAACTCTCGTATCCTGCGTCTCGACATGTGGAGCGCTCCACGAATATGCCGAATCCGGATACGAAACTTTTTACCACCACGCACAGTGAGACCTTGTGAAAGCAACTTTCTCTTCCTACAATAATCTCGCCACGCGTATTCCATCACCTCCTCACTTGGCTCAACAAGCACCATCAAGAACTTCCTTGCGTCCTCTGATAGAAAAGGACTGAGCTCATTGGCTCTAGTTTTCATACGGGAAATAAATGGATCAATTTGATCCCGAGGAGCGACTTCGAAGGCTTCCTCAAGTTCCACCTCCCTTCCTAGACGCTTGTCCTGATAACCAAATCGGATCAGACTTTTCAGGTGATTGTACCATGCTCTTTTGAAGTACCTTCCGAACCTTCCATGCCCTTTCGGGAAGGATCTGCAGCATTTCACGAGCATTAACAAGCCCTCTGCCTCTAGATCCGGTATGGATAGACGGAAATTTCCTCTGATTGCGTACTTTCTTGCCGTCCATTTGATCAAACCTCTGTATTTCTTGAGTGCTCTTCTTACATCGTACACTCAATCCCCCTACAGTAGGAATGAAACTCCGTGCTGCGAAAATCGTTCACTAGAATCGTGGAAAGCGGAGGGTATGGTTCTCAGGATTACCAAATCCCCCTCTTTTCATGACAGCTTTACACAACTCCACGAATTTATCATCATAGACTGGTGGAACCCAAGGTCCAGACCAGCAAATGAAGATTACATCTGGTTTGAACCCTTTGACAGCGTGCAACCTGCTCTCTATCACGTGTACGTGATGGAGCCCAGCCCAGCGTTTAGCTCTGATAAAGGAATCGATTCCTCTACCTAATTTCACCTTGAAAACCATTTCTCGTACCTTTGATCTCCAAGAGGGATACACTTGAGTCAAGGATTTGGCTAGACCAAAATGAACAAGAGTTCCACCCCAATTACCACAAGTGTACCTCTTGATCTTGAAATCAGCCAAATCTTCTCTGCTATACAGAATGTCATGGTGAGCATCCACATTTACCACTTCCAGATCACCCAAGCCCAAACGTCCTTCGGCTATAATTCCACCGAGAACTTCCATGATTTCTGCATGGCTTCGTCTAATGTCTAGGAATTTCACTCCAGAGAGATCGAAGTGCTTCAAAAAGGTTTGTGGAGTAGGACCAGTGAATGGAACCTTCTCCCGGACTGTTTTGTTATACTTATCTTTCCAGACCTTCTCTCTTTTCAACCATTCTACTCCGCAGTAGTGAATGTAGTCCTCCACATACAGCATTTCTCTACAATCCACGAAGTAGTCCCAGTCTATAGAGAGAATCCTACGCCACAGTCTTCTTGTCATGTTTCAGGTTATTCTCCAAGATAACTATTTCCATGACCTGACCACAAAAGTCATTAACACGACAATTTCTGCATCCGTGATCATCCATGTCTCTTAATCTACCAAAACAGTCTTCCAAACCAGGAGGAATTGGTTTGGTGGGACCAGGAACTGTATATGTCTTCCCACCAACAACTATTTTGCTCATAAAATTACTCCTTTTTCTTCTTCCTGAGTCTTAGAAATCTCTGCGGCTCCCTGAGTCTGGGGAATCGTTGGGGCTCCTTGAGTCGTGGGAACCTTTGAATTCCCTTCTTTTTGGTTCTTGCCATGGCTGCTTTTCTCCTTTCTTCCTCTGGAGCGAAGTTCCACTCTACTTCGTGATTTCCTCTTCGCGTGAGGATGTGATGCCTTCCTCTTTCGTCTAACCACTCTTTTACGAACTTTCCTTCCACTGTCAGGCTGAGAGTACTTCTTTCTGAGAAAAGACGATGCCCTTTTGATCCTTCTCGGGAAGGACTCGTCCCCAACGAGGAGCTTACATCGTGTGCATCGGACTTCATGTTCACCTTCTACTTCCATACGACCTATCCTACAGTGACAACACTGCGTTGGAACTTCTCTCGGGAACCGAAATGGACGTGGATACCTCTTGATCTTCCTAGGGAAACGGGTAGCAAGCATGTTCCAATGCCAATTCTGTCTTGCATTGCTCATGTCTAATACCCAAACTTCCACGCCCCATTCGTGGATCCTGTATACCTCTCCAGTCATTCCAGAGGTTTTCTCTAGAATCCTATTACCAGGTAGGACTCTACTGAGCCAGAAATTACGAAGTTCCTCCACTCTGGCTTTCTGAGCAGCTTCACGTTGTAGTTCCCATTCTCTCTTCTCAGGTTTTCTTATTTCATCTTCCATGCATACTCCGTAGGAAAGAAAAATTCCGGCTCACCTTTGGTGCGGATTAGATGAGCCGGAATCCGGGGACGCGGAGCTACTTCTTATGTTTCTTACTTTTCTTGCCCTTCTTGCCTTTCTTTTTCTTCGGCTCAATGACTTCGATCTTTTCAGCAACGAACCTTTTCAAGTCCTTCGCTGGAGAGAACCTGAGCTTGTTGCTTGCCGGCTTGGCCTTGAACCATCCCTCCTTTCCTGTAAAGGGATTTCTCCCTTTCCGTTTCGGTTTGGCCTTTCGATACCGGACCGAGAGCTTCCCAAATTCTGGGATTCTGATGCCACGATCCGCCTTGAGTGACCGACGTACTTGCTTGAGGAATGCCTCCATGACAGCCTTTACTATCTTTCTAGGCTGACCAGAGATTTCTGCAAGCTGGGTATGCAACTTCATGTTTTCCTCCTCGAGATTTTCAAAGTGAACGAGTGCCCTACCTTCTCCGTCATACACTCGTCTCACATTGAAATTTTCAGAAAGGAAGGGAATCGCACTTTCTGGTATATCATCTATGCGACGCCCTTCCCATGTCTTTTGAATGAGCCCAAATAACTGGTCCCTTGGTACGGAGAAGAAGTCTATGCCAAGCGAGCGAAATATATTCACTAACTCGACGTCGTCATGCGCTCCGCCATGCCGAGTACGTTCTAGCTTGGCGGAGCGCATTTCTTTGTTTTGTTTTTGTGCTTCTAGACGGCGCTTGCGGTCTTCAGCGTTGCTTTCGGTTACTGCTCTTAGATGGTGCATCCTTGGTTGCTCGTTTCTCGAAGGTTGGCTCCTCCCACACTTCTATGTAATACTGCTCCTTGTAATCTTTAGAGCCAAAGGACGCGATCAGGAAAGGATCAGGAACAGCCTTGAGCTCTTCAACAAAGAACTCAGTGGTTGGCAGAGCCTTCTTGATCTCGATCGCCTTCGCTAGAACATGTGGAGGGATTGGTTTGGAGTAATCTTGAATGTTGGTACGATACCACTCGAAGTTTGTTATACGAGCTTGTCTCTCGTCATTAGCTTCGTCAGTGTCATCGTCGTCATCGTCATCGTCTTCATCGTCTGCCCCATCATCTACCTCATCCAATACTCCCATTCCCTGTTCTACCATTGTGACGAGGTAACGATTTGGACGACCCAGTTTGCTTTCGTACTCTAGGATAGCGGTCGGTGACAGCACCTCAATCCCGAGTTCTATTAGTGTATTAGCAAGACGACTGCCACCAAGGACAGCCTTCTTGTGTAGAGGTTGATATCCCAGAATATCTCTGGAATCATGCCCCAACCTCACCATGTCTTCTTCCATCCCAACTGGTACAGAAGGAAGGTCAGCTGTATCTCGAATCGTAGCCACCTCTCTCTGAACCATTTCAAGGATACGCTTCTGATTCATTCTTTTCTCCTCCCCCATTAAGGGAAAATTTAGACCTATAGCTTTTCCATCCTCCTTTCTCTTATGACTGTTGTGTTCTGATTCCTCTCTTCTACAAGCATCCTACCAGTTTTCCCATAGAAATATCCTATAGTGAAAGCTACTAGCCTTGCTCGTAGGGGTTCGGCACCAGAACCAGCTTCTCCGTAACACATTGACAAGAACTGATCGTCATAGTGCAGACAGGAACGCATGTTAAATTGGCTCAGGAAGAACTCAGACAACTGATGAGCTTCCTCCAAGGAGGCTTTGACAAGAACACTCCACTGAGCATGCTGAGCGTTCTTGTAGCCTTGTCCTTCCTCGTTAATGAATGGCTTGGTAGCTCGTTCTGCCATAGTTGTCTTCCATAAGTAGTTTCTTGATTTTACATACACGGAGTCTACAGACTCCATCTATATTGACCCAAACAGTTTTTCCATCTCTGGAAATTAGGATTTGGACCACGTCAGGTTGAGTCAGATCGATCGTGTCCAGTCTAGAACTTCCTCCTTTCTCTAGACCTTCCTTTCTCGACCTTCCTTTCTCCACTGCTTTGGAGATCACCGAGATTCTCTTTTTCAAGTTAGAACTCATATTTTTCCTTTCTCCCTTAGAAACAGGATTAGATTCTCTGCGTGCTTACAACACGGCTTCATCCCATAGACACCAGGATACCACTGGAAGAAGCCGGCACTACATTGGCAGACTGACATTACCTTCCCTTCTTTTGGGAAACAGAGTTGGACCCAGTACTTCTTTCCAGAATCCCCACTGGTTACTTCTGCAACGAAGAGACGATCACCTGGACGCAGAAGGTCTCTGATGTCCTCGCGTAGATCTGCTAGACGATATTGCCACCCCATGGTCCTCTTGATCTTTCCCACCTCGCTCATTGATCCTCCTACCTATCTCGATTAGCTTTGGCATTGCTTCCTTTATGAGAGGAAGAATGGATTCTCTAGGAGGGATTACCAGCCGGCACTTGTAACCTTCAATCTCTTTAGTGCCTAACGTAGAAAAGCCTTCCCACCAATCTTTGAATCCTTGTATGATATTTCTTGGTGTCGGTCTTACGATCATACAATCATTCAATGGAAAGGCCTCTCGGTCTGTCAGGAAGCTCTCCATGAAAGATTCTAGAACTTCTTGTGGAGTGACTCTGAAACGAAAGATGTGAGAGGAGATCCTTTTAATCATGACGTCTCCTCCATCAACTTTTGCCAGGAATCCTTGGTGACATTGGTGTTACGAAGCTTCTTCAGCTTCTTTCTAACCCATCCACTCAGAGCTATCCAACTCCTCCCAACAAGAGCATCTTTTTGGGAACGAGTAGCTCCAATCTTATCTAGCACCATCCTTCTCTTTCTCAGATCCAGCTTTTCCCACCACATGTAAAAGTCGTTCATGTCTTCTTCTCCACCTTTCCTTCCAGCAGAAACTTCACTGCTGGACTGGCTTCTGCCAGTTTGGTTAGCAAGGCTCTCGCAGTGATGGTAAGGAGCCGAGCCTTCCGAGCGTCCTTACCAACTGTCTGCTCTACTTCCTTAATGTCAGACAGTAGAGCTTTGGCTTCTGGTGTGATTGTGAAAGGCTTCTTTGGTGGTTCTTTTGGGATTACCTTTTCCGCCATTATTTCCCTCCTTTCTTTTGGATTCTACTTCTGTAGCGTTCCAGTCTAGATTGCCGTCTCCTCTCATCCTTTGAGAGGATTTTGTCAGATGGTTCAGTACCAATATCTCTTGCATCCTGCTCAGCATGGATAATCATAAGAGCACCTTGAATGGCTTCCATAGTCCTCTCCATCTGACCCTGAAGAGTCTGGAGGCATTTGGCGGCAGAATTCAGATACTTCCGTTGGACTTGCTTTGAGTCCTGAGCGAACTTCCCATCCTTGAAGTAACGCTCAGTCTTCTTCAAGATGGAGATTTGGAGATCAATCGGCATTACTTTGACCTCTTCTATGGCACCTTCTGCCATTATGCGAGCAATGAATTGACTTGCAGACTTACGGAATTCCCTCTCAAGCTTCTTTGAAATCTTTTTCATGACTTTCTCCTTTTGAGAAATTTGAACGGGCGGAGGCTAGGATGCTCTGAGGCTGGCTCTTTACGTCCAGTCGTACGGACGCCATAGTCCGTCTCAACCCAGAGCATCCGAATCTCCGCCCGTTTTTACAGCATTATGCAGCTACTTTGGCCTTGTTGACTGCCTTGGTCAGTTTCTTTTCAGAACGTCTCACTGCCTTGGCAATCCTTCGAAGTGACTTTCGGAATCCACGATTCTTGGACGCTTCTTTGAGCTCATCGAGCATCTTCAGCATATCCTTAGCGGATCCGATGTACTTCTTCAGAATAGCTGCCGCTTTCGCAGCAGGCTTTTTCGCTAGTCCAGCCATTTGTTTGTACCTCCTTTCTCAGTCTGACAGCCAGAGGGGAGCTCCTCTCGAACTCCCCTCCTCCAAGCATTTTGCCGGCGATGTCGCCGATCCTACATATTCATTTTATTTGCGTTGCGCACTACAGGAGGTGCATGAGTCATGGCGTTCTCCTTTTCTTTTATTTGACACACGAAACTCTGAGCGGGAGGCACTCTTTCTGCCTCCCAAAGGATCAGACTTCCTCGTCTGTCTTCATGCTGTCATCGATGTCATCAAGTGCCTCGTACAGATACTTGAGATAGCTGGCCTTATCAGCATGGTCTTCTCTCTCATTGTACGTGAGGGTGATACGCTTGAGAACATTTCCCAGGGTTGGATCGTCGTCCGTTAGAACTTCGATCGGCTCCTTGGGTAGTTCGAGTGAGCTCCGCTCTTTCGCGGACAACCTGACCTTAGGAATTATTCTGACAGTAGAGACCCTTGGCTGACGAGGATATACACCACGTGGCATAATTTTCTCCTTTAGGGGAAATGTCCCCCGCTCAGAGCTACGCAGATTTTTCTTCTTTCAGCCTCCCTTTCTCAGCCCACCGACCAGAGATGTTCCAGCCGATTCTATCAACCATGAATACTGATCCTAGAAACACCCCATCGTCAAATGGACCGACATTGAAATTGGACCCACAGGAAGAGCACTCTATATTCTGGGACATACCTCCATGTGGACCCATGATGAAATTCTTCCCATGACAGTCTGGACACTGTCTTTCTTCAAAGCTCTTGAACAACAGGTCGTCTCTCAATCTGACCAAGTGCTTAACCTTCAGAAGATCTTCGTCTGGGATACGACCCTTTTCTACCGGATCGTAACCCAAAATGTTCTTAATAGCAATCTCCACTTCTACCAGAGTTTGTTTCGGTTCCCTACTCCTAAATGGGTTCCACATGATCATCTCCATTTCTTTCTGGGAATCCCAGAAGTTGTTCTACTATCAACTCATTGCCGAGAACCATGTAGTCTACCTTTCCATAGACCAACGACCATAGCAGCAGTCTGACAGTGTTATCTACGCCAGACTTACGCATGATGTTGGATCTATGAGTCTCAGCAGTCTTTACAGAGATTCCCAATCTGGCTGCTACTTCTTTGGAGGTATATCCTTTGCACAGCAAATTAAGAATCTCCAATTGACGGTGAGTCATTTTATCATTCGTCGTCATAGGATCCCCCCGTTGAGGGAAATGCAAACTTTGCTAGGACATGCAACATTCCTACTTCGTGGAGAAATTCCTGATCATCCTTGATGTCCTTCTTCAGTCGTCCTAGAAGATGAACTGCTTTCTGCCTTCCCAATTCTTCTAGAACGATTTCAATCAACTTGGCCCTAGTGTCATCATTCACAAGATCCTCCACAACCTATTGCATTTCTTGTGAGGATGGTCTGGATCTGCTGGCTCCCAACAGACCATACAGACTTCCTCAACTGGATCTCCCAGCTTCTTCTCAATCTTTCTGGAGATCCGTTTGATCTGCTTCTGACTCCAGTTCCTAGCAGCTGGATGCGGGATGGATATATCATCACATCCATCCCACTTCATAGGACAAGCCTCTCGGAACGTCTTCTGAGCTATCTTTCCACAGACGAGGACTAGATCTGGCTTCAGACGACGCAGGTTTTCGGCCAGCCATCCAGGATCTGGTTTACCATGCCGGCGAGCATTGTTAACCATCTCCCGACAGGAATTTGTGACCCAGAGCCTTCTGTACGGACCGACCAATCTGTACAGCATTTTCCCAGATCGGTTGTTAGGGTTGATTTGGAAATATCGTGGGGCTCTAGCATTTCGCTCTCCCCACATGGTGTCAAGAACGGCGACTACAGTCTTCATCTATGATCCCTCCTTCTACACGCGTACCTGCTCCAACAAGTTCTCCATCGCGCATTCGCCACTGGAAATCTCTTGGTCCAACATACAGCAGCAGATCCGCATATCTGAGGTCCTGCTTATCCTCAGAGTGATAGTCAATCATGGCTCTTACAGTAGCAGAGGTGTCCAGCCCTAATTCTGAGAGAATCTGATCCTCGTTAATATCTTTGAGGATCTTTTCAACAACCTCCTCCTTCATCTTGTGATCTGCTGCGAATCTAGTGATTGTCCGCATGATTCTGGTCTGAAGTGAGAGTGGAAGTGCCATTTTCTTTTTCCTCCAGCTTTTAGCTTCTCTGAATTTTACAGGGGACGGTTTCCCTTCAATCCATCTCTGAGCCCACATTTCTTGAAGGAGAAATATCCCCTGATGTTTTTTGATGTAGTGTTCAGCCTTCGTACGTGAGATGAACACCAGTTGTTGCTCGAGATCCACCCAACTAGAAGGAGGATCTCGAGGCACAACCTGGTATACGATGTAGAAGAGGTTCATTTAGACTCCTTCTTGATCGGGACGACAGACTTCCCGTTTGTTCCAGTAGCCTTTTGCCCAGGAAGAGGACCGTCCGCTACGCAGCGAGAATCGAACCCGATCGCTTTGATTTGATCGAGAATCTTGTCTCGCTCTTCGTTGGTGACAAGTGGTGAGTGCAAGTGGAAGCCGAACCCTTGAGCAGCACTCTTGTGAGGAAGAAGCGCAAACATATCGCCTCGTCCTAACAACTGCTCCGCTCCCTTAAAGTTGAGGATGGTCTTGCTATCCACAGCCGACGGGACGCGGAAGGCTACTCGGGTCGGGAAGTTAACCTTTATAGTGCCCTTCAGTATATCTACCGAAGGACGCTGGGTTGCTGCTATGACATAGATTCCAGAGGCTCGGGCCATCTGAGCAATCTGTGCCATACGCTGGGTGAACTCCTTCTTCTGTTGGAGGATCATGTCAGCGATCTCGTCAAAGACCGCTACGACATATGGTTTCTTCTCATCAGGCTTTCCGTTCTTGTCCATCAAGGCGTTGAACTCTTTCAGATTCTTCACGCCAGTGATTTCAAAGAACGTAGTCCGTCGTTTCATCTCTTCGATGAGCCCATCCATCATCCCAAGAGCTCTCCACACATCGTTGAGTGGCTCACTCTGGAGATGGGGTATTCCTTTGTACGGGAAGAGCTCCACCGACTTCGGATCCACTAGATATAGGTTGAGCTCTTTCGGTGATCTATGGACAAGCATCGAGAGTAATAGGTTGTTCAGGAACACCGATTTTCCCGATCCAGTTTGTCCACCGACAAGCATATGGAGACAATCAGCCAAGTCCACAACCATCGGTTCACCAGAAGCAGTGATACCAAAGTTGATAGGCACGGCCATTTCCTTCTCCACTTCTGCCACGTTCTTAAGGCAGTCATTGAACGTGACAGTCTTCCGGTCCTTGTTTGGGATGGAAATGCTCATCGTATTCTTGCCGGGGATACGTTGGATCGTGACGGTCTCCGCAGAGAGAGCCACGGCCAAGTCCTCGTTCAAGGTCTTCAAGCGTTTCAGCCTGGTGTACCGATCCGGCATGAACTCATACTCCGTAACGATCGGTCCTTTCTTGACATCGGTTATCTTGCCAGGACACTCGAAGTCCTTTACCTTTTCTTGGATTACGTTCACCACGATTTGCTGATCCTTGTCAGCGGTCAGTTCTCGTGGGAACCGTTTGATGTTCTTGGGCCATTTCGATTTCATCTTCGCTTCCTTGTCCTTCCTGAAGATGAAGTCTGCGTCCAGAGGGGAAGTGATCCGGTCGCAGATTAGACATCTCTTCTTTGTCGTGATGAAGTGATGTCCATCTAGCCCTTTGCAATTCTGACATATTCTCAACGTGATTTTTGCACGATCAATTGTTGCATGAGACATATTTGTTTCTCCTTTTTGGTTTGGGGGAATTCAGAATGCCCACGTTGGGGCAGAATTTACTTGCGGTACTTTTCCATCCTACGATCCAGAACAAATGCTTCTTGCATGGCCCATTCCTCTGCACATTTTGCATTGCAGAAGAACGGTCGTGGTCCGTTCAGTGGCTTACGACATTTCCAACAGGAAGGAACTGGTTTAGGTTTTTCTCGTATGAACCTACTGCTCATTGATCCCTCCCGAACATTATACAACCGGGATTCGGACAGTAGTAATAGGGCCACTGTTTGCCACCTGAGTATTCCGCCTTCCTAGCGACAGCTAGTTGCCCCTTGCAGATTGCACAGCGGTCCAGTCCTTCTGTGAACTGAGCAAGTACCGCGTCCTTGTGGTCCAGATTGTCTTCCATAGGTTAGCCTCCTTGGGCTAAATGAAATCCCCCTACAGGTCCCCAGTAGGAACCAATAGGGAGTCCTACAAGCGTTCCGGCTACAGCTAGGCTATAACCCTACTACCTAGAAATTTTCGTACTCCAAAAGCGTGAGCCTAATCCGTTGCTTGCCTACCCGTAAAGTGGTACGCTTCAGAATTTCCTCAAGCTCACGCCGTTCCTTCGGCGTCAGCCTCAGGTTCCTTGCTTTCTATACAGAACGTTTTATATGGCCTTGCCATTCTGCCTCCTTGCGGCCTTTTCTTCTCGCCGCCGTTTTCGTATGTGATATCGTTTGTGACAGCTGGTGTGGACCAGTTTCTTGTTCCGCCGGTCATCGTTGTCGTGGTCACCGTCCTTGTGGTGGATGGTTATCCGCCTGGAGATAGGGCTTCCCTGGCCGTCGCCATCTTTGGCGTATGAAACATCGTTTAGTAAAGGTTTGCGGCAGAACCTGAACCAGCAAACCTTACCGCGTAGACAGAATCGCAGGAGCTCTCTAGCCTTCCGTAGCTCCTGACGGGTTGATTTCCTCATGGACATGTCAGGCCACCTTTCCTTTCACGAACCTTATATGTCGGCAGTTGACACGGTTGAAAATCCAGCCTCTACAAGAACAGCCCTTGGGCGTCTTGCCAGAGAACTGAACAGTATAGCGTTTCCTTGCATCGCTTGTGGAATTAACCTTGTAGTTGATCCGGCCATTGGACAGCCGGACCCGACTGAGGATACGCATTGGGATCATTCGTTTTTCCCTCTTCCGCCAGTTGGCGGCAGGGCTGCTCTCCGCGACCAGAATAGGTTCCGCTTGGAAGACGGAGTTCCTATCCCCTAAACGAGAGCAGCCTTGTCGCCACAAAGGAGAAGCAAGACACAGAGGCTTTCGGAGTTTGCTAAGCTCCTGCTCCAGTTTCCTGGCTTGCCCTGCGTTTCCTCCACTTCTCCTTTGCGACGGGTTGAAGTTTTGGTTGCACGAATCACCCACAACATTTTACGTCCGGTCTGTCGGACGACGGTTCAGAGTTAACCGCAAACCT